AGATTTATTTTTTGGATCTTGTGCCCAATCTAAAAATTTAATTACTGCTCTTCCAAGTATAACCCAAGTTAAGAAGTTTATAATTTTATCCAGAAGATCTTGAACTGGAGCGATAACACTCTTAATAGCAGCAATACCAGTTTTCTTTATATTTTCTAAACCTTCTTCTCTCTTATCTCTCTTTTCTCTTTCTTTTCTTTTTCTTTCTTTATCATATCCATCTTTAGTAATTTTATTCTGCTTCCCAATAAGAGATAATATATTCTCTACACTTTTTCTTATTGCAATTACATTTTCTAAAAGAGGATCCTTTTTTTCTTTCTTAATTTTTACTTCAGGTTCTTTTACATCTACTTTTCCTGGAAGTAAATATTGTTTTTTAGATGCAGTTAATGCTTTTCGTGGGATGAACTTATTAGTTGATATTTTAGTTTTCTTTACAGTATATGTCTTTTTTCTGTCGATAGTTTTTAATCTTTTAAGTTCATTTTGTAATAATATTTGATCATCTCTGGAGATTTGCTTATCTCCCATACTTATTTTTACTAACTTTTCTTTTAATAGTGATAAAAGTTGTTCACCATCCATATCAAAAACATCATCCAGTCCAAGAAGACTTAATGTTCTTTCATCTACTTCTATAGAATCAGAAGTCTTCTTTTTAGGTGATGATGTTTTTTTAAATTGAGTTGACTTTGAAGGAGCAGGTTTTTCCTTTGGTTTTTCTTGCTCAACTTTAGGTTCAGGATCAATCTTAACTTTAGTTGTCTTCGCTTTTGGTTTTTTATCTTGCTTAGACTCTTCTAATAAAGTCTGCGCCATCTCAAGAAGGTCATGCGACTTACCTTTTGAGATGGCATCATCTATTTTATTTTTTTCCTTGGTGCTTAATGACCCATAATATAATGATATGAGGTTTACTTGCTCATCAGAAAGCTTTTTAACTAAGTCTTCACCTAGAAGAAATCCGTATAGTTCTCGTAAATTCTTAGTGGACTTAGCCATTTTGTTGCTGTCTTAGTTTTTCTTCTTCTAAATGATTTTGTAATAATGCAACATAAACATCTCTTTCCCAAGGCATCATATTTTCAATTTCCCATAATGAATATTTATGGTACTGCATCAAAGCGAAATTTAATTTGAAGTAATTTTCAAGGTCCATATGGACCATTGCTATGCGAAAAAACTGGATAATCCCTCAAGAACTACTTCACTTTCAACACCAGTCTTAGGATTTTTGACTTTAATAGTATGAGAAAGTTTTGGCATGGTTTCAAAGAACTTTTCAATCTGTTTAAATTGAGATGAGTTCATTTGCTCAAGGAAATCACTCAGTTCTTTCTTTGAAAGATCTGAAGAATTCCAAACTTCTTCTTTAGTATAAATCTGATCAATACATGAAGTAACTAATTCAAAAGATTGTTCCATGCTATTTTGACCAGAAAGATCAAAATTATTTTTAATAAATTGATCCAAAGATGGATACTTCATTTGCATCATAATATTATCATCAACTTTAATGGTTCTATTATGCTGATCACTTTTAATAACATTAATTTCATCAACAGGAATGGTCACAGAAACCGTTGTCTCTTCATCGTCTGGACAGATAATATTAACTTCAACTTCTTCTGATACAGACTTTGCTCTAATGTTTAAGAACAAATATTCAATATCAAAAGTAGGTAAAGTTTCTACCTTAATATTTTTGGTGCTTATGCAGTTTTTAATTACGTTTTTTACTGCAGTTGTAATCTGTTTAGTATCTTCACTTTCTAGAGCGAGAAGTAGAAGTTTTTCTTCTTTTACTAGGAAAGGTCTATATTGAATTGCTTCTCCAGTTGAAGGCAGTTCAAGTTCATAAGTTGGCGTAGAAATCTTTGGTAAAGGCATAATGTCCTATATAAATTTCAGTGTGATTATTTATTACTATTGTTGAGCAGGATTTCTTACTCCTATTCCCCCAAGTCCACCTAGCAAATCAGCAGATCCTCCTTGACCTGCAGGAACATTAAATTGTCCAGGAACCGCACCTAATTCATAATTATAAGTATTTTGACCAGTTTCTGCTCCTCCAAGTATTTGAGCTGAAGAGAGTTCTGGAATTGCAGGAGCATTTGAATTAGTAGACTTAGGTTTTTTCTCTATTCCATTTGAAATTTTATATCTACTATAACTAAAAGATACTGTACATTTTAATAATTGAGATGAATCATAAGAAAGTGGTATTGAATCAATAGCAATAGGAAATGCTTGTATAAAATCATATTTTAAAGTAGTTGCAGTAGGTTCAGGAGAACCAAGACCAGAACCAAAATTTCTTTCAAATTTGGTTAAAGTAAATGCATCAGCATAATAAGACTTTGGAAATGAAACTCTGTAGTTATACACAGGATTTGAAAAATTCTCTAGTTGTTCGTTTGCAACTACAGACATCCAAGCTTCAAAAAATTTAATAACATAATATTGAAAAGATTCCACATAAAATGTCAAAGATATTCTATCATCATATAATCTTCTATAAGCATGTCTCTCAGTAATTCCAGTATAATCATCAATAATCTCGTTTGTTGCAAGTGTTGATCCTGGAATAGATGCTTCTGAACAAGGAATTGTTAAAAGATCATACCTATTTGGAGAACTATTTACTATTCCATACGCCTGCATTTTATCTTTTATTGCATCTGTATCTGGTGGTTGTATATTTACAACATATGTAGATGTTAATGCAGGGTTTAATATTCTTTCCTTCAAGTCCTCAACTTTTAATGGTTTTGGCGATGCTCCTTCCATCTATAAATACGTCTAAGATGTATTACTATGTAGTCAACTAATGAAGGAGAGTTTAAAGAGTAGATATAAACCATCAAATCCTGAAAAATATAAAGGTAATCCCAATAATATTATATGCAGAAGTAGTTGGGAAAGAAAGTTTTGTGTTTGGTGTGATACAAATCCAAGTATAATTGAGTGGGGTAGTGAAGAATTTTGGATTCCATATAAATCACCAGTAGATAATAGAGTCCATAGATACTTTCCAGATTTTATTATTAAAGTAAAAGATAATAATGGAAATGTAAAATCATATGTGATAGAAGTAAAACCAAAACGTCAAACAAAACCTCCAGAAAATAATCCAAAAAGAAAAACAAAAACTTGGATCAATGAGGTAAAAACTTATGCTGTTAATGAAGCAAAATGGAAGGCTGCTAAAGAGTTTTGTGCAGACAGATTATTAGAATTTAAGATAATAACTGAAGATGAATTGGGTATACGCTAATAAATAGATACAATAAGTGAGTATACATTTCACTAGGATAGATTTTTAAAAATGTCTACCATAAAATCTGCTAATATTCCTTTTAACTATAAACTAAAGACTGGGGTTGTATCTCAAGATGTAAATCTAGAATTGTATACTGAATATGATACTGACTTAAAAAAAACATTTGTGTATAGATATAATTTCTTTGGATCTGGAAAACCTTTAGCAACTATAGATTCTTCTGGTAAATTACAACCTTATCAAGAAGACGGTGCATTTACTGCTGATCAAAATCTTATAAATCAATTCACAACGAATCAAAATTTAAACAATGCTTTAAAAGCATCAACAAGAAGTGCTGTTAAAAATGAGTTGTTAAAAACTGATTCAAGTGTAAGTGACGTAGAAATAGATAGATTTATGGGGACTAATGTATCTGCAAATACTGCTACGGCTCCAGCAGCTCCAGCACCTACTCCTCCACCACAAGGATCTACTCCACCGCCAGGATCTACTGCATATAACATCACCTACTGCAACTAATCTAGGATCAGGAAAGGGAAATGTATGTATTGCAGTGCAATCTCCAGCAGGAGACTCTAATACTGTAGGGTGGAGTGATGGTTCTATGTCTGGAATTGATGCTGCTATGTTTAATGTTGCATATAGTGGAATTAGTCAAGGTTTGACTGAAGGAGCTAATAAGGCAGGGGAACTTTTAAACAGTGTTGTAAGTGGAAGTTATGGTAAACCATTGGGATATTATTTTGCCCAACAAGCAGCACAAATTAATGGTGCTTTTTCAAGAGCAACTGGTGCTATTTTAAATCCAAATTTAGAACTATTATTCCAAGCACCACAATTGAGATCTTTCAATTTTACTTTCAAATTATCAGCAAGAGAAAAAGAAGAAGCAGATAATATAAGAAAAATTATAAGATTTTTTAAACAAGGTATGAGTGTAAAAAAAGCACAATCTTTATTGTTTTTAAAAAGTCCAGATATTTTTAAAATAGAATATATTAATGGAAAAACTGGAAAGACTCACAAATCACTCAATAGATTTAAAACATGTGCTCTACAAGCATTTAATGTTGACTATGCCCCTCTTGGATCTTATATGACATATGATGATGAAGCAGCAACCATGGTAGCGTATACTATTACAATGCAGTTCCAAGAAATAGATCCAATTTATGATGACGATTATGATAAGTTAGGTTCAATAGACTCAATAGGATACTAAGATGCCAGAATATTTCAGTCAATTACCAAGCATTCAATACTCAAAGTTTTCTAAAGACGGAAAAATTTCCGAGTACGAGACTGTCAAAAATATCTTTAAGAAAGGTGTTCTTAGAGAAGACATTTTTAAGAACTTAGCATTTTTTAAAAAATATGAAATTGTTGGAGATGAAAGACCAGATCAAGTAGCAGATAAAATTTATGATGATCCAACATTAGACTGGTTAGTACTAATTGCAAATAACATCATCAATGTAAATGATCAGTGGCCTATGTCACAAAGATCATTTGATAGGTATTTACTTGATAAGTATGGTAGTTATGAAAATATTAATTCAATTCATCACTTTGAAAGTGAAGAAGTTAAGAACACTAATGGAGTAATAATAATAAAAGCAGGAACACAAATAGAAGAAAGTTTTGAACTATCTTACTATGATGAATTACTTGGACAGCAAAAATTTGTATCAAACATTGCAATACCAATTACTAACTATCAATACGAAGTTAGATTAGAAGAAAGTAAAAGAAATATTTTTATACTTAAACCAGAATACTTACAAGTAGTCTATGATGACATTGAGAATATTATGACCTACAAAAAAGGATCCACTCAGTACATAAGTGGATCCTTGAAGAGGGCAGATAATATAAGACTAACAGATTGATATCAACTTTCCGCTAGTCGTTGGAAGTAAGTTAGAGCATCATCTTCATCTTCGTCAACAGATGCACTTGATGAAAGATTGTTTAGTTCTTCACGAAGATTGTCTGGAACTGGTGCTGCTTCACGATTGCTTCCAAAACGTGAAGCAGTGCTGTCACCACGAAGTTCTGCTTTCCAATCATCCTCTTCCCCAATAGTTTCGGGGTCTTGCATACGAGGTGTACCTTTTAGACCTAGAACATAATCTAGGCGCTTCTTGAGTGCATCATAATCCTTGAACTGATCTGCTGCGATTAGTTCTTGTAGAGAATACTCTTTCTTCCAGAGTGCTTCTAGTGCTTCATCATCATCTAGAAGGGCACCAGGACGATCAAACTCAGAACTATCATAGTTCCAGTAACCTGCAACTTTCTTGATCTTCAGTTTGAAGTTGGCACCTTGCCAGAAGTCAAAAGGATTGATTGGAGTTTCATCTTCAAATTCTGGTTGCATTGCTGCCATGATCTTGTCGAAGATCTTCTTACCATACTTGAAGAGAAATACTTTACCTTCGTTCTGAGGATTTACAGGATCTTTTACAATGTAAATGTTAGAATAGAAACTTAGTTTACGCTTTTGCTTACGAACAGTTTCTTTGTCCTTCTCGTTACCAGTGTTCCACAGTTCACGATTATACTCAGATACTGGATCTTTTTGCCCAATACTAGTAAGACTGTTTTCAATGTACCATCCACCAGCGCCTTGGAAGGCATGTGAATATAGTTTTACCCAGGGAAGATCTTCTCCGTTTGGAGCAGGTAGAAAACGAATTACTGCATAACCATTGCTGGTTTTATCTAGTTCTGGTTTCCAAAGACGTTCATCTGCACTACCAGATGTGTTGTTGATCTTTTCTACTTCCTTTACTAGTTTAGCAGTAAGACTACCAAGAGAAGATTGCTTCTTTAGATTTTCAAAAGACATTTGTTACCTCGGATTAAATTGGATTTGGCCTTTGAGACTTGAACATCATAGAGCATCAGTCGAGAACTGTCAAGGGTGCTCCATCGGGAACGACAATTCGATATGCAATACTAGTTCTATAGATGTATTCTTTTTTTGGACCCAACGCTCTATGAGGTTGACTCCCAGGAACAATTATAATTCTTCCTGGGATGTATTTATAAGTTTCTATAACAGTTTCAAAATCACGCATCACTTGAAATTCTCCACTCCAAGAATCTTCCCAGACTGGATTAGTCATTACAATAATAGAATATTCAGAATCTTGTTGCCCATCAATATGAGTTGTTCCATTACATCCATTATGTTGGACGTTAGTATAGATTCCTTTTAAGTATAAATCATTTTCAATTTTTTCTGAAATTGCTTCAAATATATCAAAAAACATTCCTGCAGATGAATGTAAAACTTCTACTCGGTTAAAATTAGATCTTGAAAATATAGTAGATCCCATAAGTCTATGAGTTCCTTCATTGCCATAAGGAAATGTTTTTCTATTTGCAACATTTGTTATTGATAATGGTTGTTGACAAATTTGATTATAAATTTCATACAAATATTCAGGATCAAAAAAATTATCAATGACTTCACATAGCATATTATTCTCCTTTTTCTATTTGAGATTTCATGCTCTCTACTAAATTACTCATATTTGAAAAAATAATATTCATATCAATGTTATCGGGTAGTCCCATCATAGACGTAGAATCTATGATACGATTTTTCATATCAATAGCATCTGGGTCTGAAGATAAACTTAATCTAGTATATAAAACTTTTTGCTTATCTAACAAACTTTGAAGAAGATTAACATGCTCGATTTTTTCTTTTCGATCCATGTCTTGAAACTTAAAAACATTTTTATACACTTGTTCTTGTAGTTCTGAAATCTGTTTCATTTCATCTTGAACTACATCGGAATCAAAGAAACTCATAATACAACCTCCTTTAAAATTTTTTTATACATGAATATGTCAATATTTAGAAATGGACTATACTTTTTTATTTTCAAAGAGACTATCTCCCATATAGGATCATCCATTTTTTTATCAAAATTATTTTTATAACCAAGTATTTTATCTAATACTACCATAGTTTCTATAGAAATATTATTTCTAAGATGTTCTTTTAATAATAATGGATGTGAGTTATTTTTTATTTCAAATATACTATTGAAATCTTTCCCTAAAAATAAAGATCCAACCTCTTCTTTAAAAACATAAGAAAGAGATTGGATTCTTTTTTTCCAGTCTGTATAATTCTGTTCTCCTTGTTTTATAATTTCACCAATCCATAATGTTTGAGGATCAGTAGAAAAATAATTTTGCCCTAGAACTCTTTTTAAGGAAATTTAATTCAGTTGCTTCATACTTTATTTTTTCTTTTAATTGTTTTGTAATTAACTTTGAAACTGATTCAACATCCAATCTATTCTGTTCGCAGAAATAAACTATACTATCAATATAATTCATGTCTAGGTTTTCTTGGTATATCCTTTCTATCTCTTTAGTAAACTTTACTGGACAATAAAATTTACTTTCTAACTCCTCCTGTATTTTTTCTTTTTGGTTTTGATTCATAATTGAAAAAATTGTTATCGGCATTTAGTATAATGTTCTATGATATTATGTTATTATAAGTAATTAATATTAAAATGTCAATTTAGTTTATCATTTAAAAACTTTTTAATATATTTCACGAGAAGTTTAATATGCTTTGTTTTATCATATTCTTCATAAACTTCAACTTCTCCATTTTCACATGCCATGATGATGACAAATTTTTTAACGGATAGACCTGTCATCTCATGCAGCATACACGCATAAGCACAGCACTGCACAAAATAACCTTCAATCCATTCCCTTGGTTTTGGTTTTGCCGAAGTCTTAAAGTCTATGATTGAAAGTTCTCCATCAAATTCTGCAATACAATCTACAGTTCCAGCAATACCTAAAAATTCACTATAAAGAGAACCTTCCAAAGCGTAAATATTATTTATGCGATCTAGTTCTGGTTTAGCGAGATAGAATAAGTGTTGTGACAAAGGTTGAACTGTAGGAAGTTCTTCATTCTTAAGATGATGTTCAACAAGAGTATGCATATCAGTGCCACGACTGGTTGCTTTCCTTGTAATTTTATCTGCTTCTTCTACACCTACTCGTTCACGCCATTTGTTAAAGAAATCTTTTTTGTAATTACTAATGACGGAAGTAATAGAAACTAATTTTAATAGATCTTCTTTTCCTTTTACATTATAATACCTAACTCCATCGATAGTTTCTCTTTGGAGTTTGGGAAGATCAATTTCAACATGATTAAACATTTGTTTATTTTTTTAGTAATTTAAATGGACATGATTTTTTAAACAAAATATCTTGTAAATAAGATCTATTGTTTATTATACTATCTTGAAGATTAGAAGCAACTGATTCATCATAATCTAATTTTCTTTTTTCAATTAAAGAAAAGTTATCATCAAAATTTTTAGAATAAAATCTTATTCTATAGATTGGATCATTTTTTTGAACCGAAACCTCTCTGGTGCAATCTACTACTTGAAATCCAATACTCACACTTCTAGGATAGTTTGATAAATTCCACCATCCTCCAATAGTAATTGCATTATTATTTTTAGATGTTAATGGATGATCTATAAACTCAATCCAAATATCTTCACTTTCAGTCCAAAAATAGTATTCTGGATATCTAAGTTGAAAAACTGGATGAGATCCAAAAAATTCATCAACATCTTCATATTCATCAAAAGAAAAATACTCAATAGAATCTTTGAGATTGCTAGAATAATCTAATTCATTTTCCTCCTGATTTGCAAATAAAGAAAATTCAAAAGGAGAATAAAATACAAATGTTCTATTTGATTTATGTTGCCATACTGGACATTTGTGATAGGTATGTTTTTCTCCAGTATCGAAAAATTCTCCTGTTTTAATTATATCATTACCTGGATCTTTTTTGTAGTAAAATATTTTATGGGTAGTCATAGACCCAGTTCATGTTTAGCAATAATGTATTCTTTACAGATTCCAGATCTTACAATATCTTCTACTCCAAACTCTACAGTTTCAAAAGAAGGCATTAGTTTAAGGATCTTCATGAAATCAATAATTCCATTCTTTTCATTTGTTCTAATAAGATCTGACTGAGTTGCATCACCGCAGAACATAATCTTAGAATTTTCACCCACACGAGTAATGATAGAATCTAGTTCATGGAAGTTTAAGTTCTGGAATTCATCAACGATAATGATTGCATTATCCAGAGTTGTACCACGAATAAAAGAAGTACTCCAAAAACTGATAGTACCCTGAGTCTTAAGGTTTCCATAGAGCATTTCAAAATCAGAATCTGATGGCATCTGGAACATATACTTTACCATATTCTTATAGGGAATCTGATAAAGTGATGACTTATCCTCATGATCACCAGGAAGGAAACCAATTTCACGAGTAGCAACAAGAGACCTAACGATATAGATTTTTTCGTAAGGAGATGTTTCATCTAAGACATCTTTAAGTGCGTTATAAAGAGTGATAAATGTTTTACCAGTTCCCGCACATCCATAGGCAACTAAATGTTTTCCTTCAGAATAAGAACTATAAAGTTTTTCTTGATTGTCCGTTAAAGGTGGCAAATCTAAAACATAACTACCATTAATTGGTTTTTTTCTTTTCATTTGTTTTGCAGTTAAACCAATTCCGATTTGTTCTTCTGCAGACTTTCTTCTTCTTGCCATAAGTTCCTACCAAATTTTTTGATTTGCACCTGGTGCTTTTTTAACTTTACTCATAACTTCACTCCATCCAGGATGTTTGTTGGCAAGTTTATCTTTCCACTCGCCAACTTCACCTGGAGTAGCACATCCTTGTGACCAATCTCTTTGCCATTCAGGATTATCTTTATACCATTGCGTGATGTCATGAACACTCATTTCAATCACTTTTTTCTCACCTGTTTCTTTATGAATAATAGGATAAATTGCCATAGTAGTTAAGTGTTTAGTTTGTTATTATACTTCATGACTTCAAATTCTACAAGTTTTTTTGTATAATCTAAATCATATTTTGGTCCATGATATACAGTAGTCAATGGGCATTTGATTTTACTTTCTGTATTTGAATAATAAAAATATTTTACTGCTCCATATGCTTGACATCCATCATTAGATACAGGGTCAATATAGATATTAAGATTTGGAAAATTTTTCTTTATTAAAGTATTACCCAAAATATTTAGAGCACAACCTCCAGACAAAACTAAATTATTGCAATTAGGTTTTAACTCTAATGCTTGGTTAACTCTATACAAAAATACTTTTTCCAAATATTTTTGAACTTTATATGAAATATTTGCTCTTTTTTGAAAGTCGTCTAAATCAACTTTCATTTCTGGAAAATATTTTTCATTAACAGATCTATTAGGTAAGAATAAATTTCTATCAGATAAGATAGTTTCCCTAAAATTAAAATTTGGTAATTCTGGATCTTCTTTACCATAAGAAGATAATCCCATTGTCTTACCTGCATCTTCTCTATGAAATCCTAAATGATTGGTAATTGTTCCATAAACAACTCCAATATCTAATGAGGGATTTGTATCCCAAGCACTAGGTATTTCTGAGAAATAACCTGAAGAAAATAGATCTGGATTATAATTTAAATTTTTATATAATAGTTCAAAGTTACTAGGATAAGAAGTATAATATATGCTAGTAGTTTCACTTCCTTGAGTATAATTTTCTCCATCATCTAAAGGAAATTGAGCGCCCCATCCATCGATTACCAAACATATAGCATCATCAAAACCAGATCCATAAAATGCAGATGCTGCATGATAAAAATGATGTTGTTGACTATCAAGTTCTATATTCTTTATTTCTACTCCATCTTTGTTTAAATAATTTAAACAAATATTATGATTATATGATTTATTATGTTTCAATCCATAATCACTAAAATTAACAAGAATTAAATTATCAATTTCTTTAGTGTATTGCTTTACTAGTTTTAAAAAAGAAAATGGTAAATTTGAATCTCTTTTTATTCTACTTATACGTTCTTCTTGAACATATAATAAAACTTTTTCATCATCTAAAATGCATAATGAAGAATCATGCTCTGACGCTGAAATACAAACATTAATCATTTCAATACTACCATCTTTAATTCTGGAAAATATAGATAATCTAATTTAGAATTAGTTAATGTTCTAATAGAATCTTCTACAGTTTCTACTATTGGTTCTCCTGCTAAATTAAAAGAAGTATTTAATAGCATTGGAACATCAGTTTTTTTATAAAAAGATTTTATTAGATTGTAATAATTTTTATTATTACCTTCATTGACTGTTTGGATTCTACAAGTACCATCAACATGAACAACTGCTGGTACTTGATCTTTTTTCTCTTCAATAATATTAAAAGAAAATGTCATAAAAGGAGAAGAAAAAATACCAAACATTTCAAACCAATTAGAAACTTCTTCTTCTAAAACACTTGCAGCAAAAGGTCTAAAATTTTCTCTACACTTTACTGTATTAACTATATCTTTTCCATTAGGAATTCTTGGATCAAATATAATAGATCTATTGCCCAATGCTCTTGGTCCGCATTCAGATTGCCCTTGATATATTGCTCCTATTTTTTTAGATAGTATTAATTCTACAATATATTCAGTAGAAACATTATCTAGAATTTTTAGCATATTAACCAAGATACAAATCTTTAATAGGTCTAATTGTTTTATCTCCAGTAATTCCATGATAGAACCATTTAGCAGCACCTAAAGCAGTACCAGCATCATTTGAAATTGGATCGATAAAGAAATTAATATTTGGAAAATGCTTTAAGTACTTATAATTGTTAACGCAATTTAAAAAATATCCTCCGGATAAAATAACATTATTTGATCCAGACAAATCTATTGCTTTTTGGATAAGTCTAACAGTATGCTTCTCAGTTTGATCTTGAAGTCTCTTTGCCAATGTTGCATATTGTCCAAATGTATAATCATTTGGATCTAAAGTTTCTGGGTTTATTCTTGGTTCTACATTTAGAATTTCCATTATTTTTAAAAGTCTTTGTGATATATCTGGTGCAGTTACCCATTCACCATTATATTCATAAAACCATTCATCATTTAGTAATTTTGATTTTCTTAAATAATCTTCTTCATTATCTTCTCTATTTGCAGGTGGATTTATGTGTTTAGAATGTCCATAAGAAGATAATCCCATTATTTTTCCAGAAGAATCATCTCCAGTATTCATGAAATAACAAAAAGCATTAAAATAATCTCCACAACTATGACTGTGAGTAAAGATTTCTTTATGATTTTTGTTTGGATTTACAAAATATATTTCATCATATTCATTTTTATACTCGCATTCTAATAAAGAATAATGTTTGAATAAAGGAGTGAATCCATTATCATAAGAACACTTGTATATAGATTCGCTTTCTCTAAATGCATTTCCATATTCTTCAATTATACGTTGTTCATAAAAGTCTTTTTCATAAGATCCACCACCATCTAACACTAATGCAACTGCATCTTTAAATCCAGATCCATAAAATCCGCTAGCGGCGTGATAAACATGATGGTTCTCATGATAGAAAATTTTAGTTTTATAAGTTACACCAAATTCTTCAAGTTTTTTGGATATACAGTTTATTATTTCTTTATCTACATTTTCTTGTCCATAAGAAGTAAAAATAATATAGTCTAATTTATTCGTATGTTCAAGTAATTTTTTTAATCCTGGATAGTATGGTGTACTAATATCCTCATCTCCAATGCTCTTATAAAATTCTTGATATCCATATAGTTTTTTTCTAGTCAGTCTATCATTTTCAATAAAATATACAACTTCTCCATCTTTTAAAAGACAACTAGAAGAATGATGTGAGATGTTTATTCCTAAAATATACATTATTTGTTCTCCGAAAATATTAGTAAATTGTTTTCTGGCATATACAAAAATTCAATTTCAGATCTTTGAATAACATCTATGGCATCTTCCTTTGTTTCTACAATTGGTTCTCCACCTAAATTGAATGAAGTGTTTCCAATTATAGGAATATTAGTTAGTTTATTGTGTGCGGATATTAAATTATAATAATGAAAATTTTGTTCAATACTTAATGTTTGAATTCTGCAGGTGTTGTCAACATGAGTAATTGCTGGGATGTAGAAAGTTTTTTTAGTCTTTACATCTAATGCGAATGACATATATGGACTAGACTTTAATCCATTTGTATCAAAATATTCTTCAAAATATTCTTCTAAAATTGTTCCAGCAACTGGTCTATACCATTCTCTTCCCTTAATTTTATTGATATAAAAATTTCCGTCTTTTAATTCAGGACTAAAAAGTATTGATCTATTTCCCAAAGCTCTAGGGCCAGATTCGGAACGACCCTGAAAAATAGATACAACGTTTCCTTCTGCAATCAATTTAGCTACATTAATGTAACCTATATTTTTAAATAATCTCATTGGCGAGTGATTTTTTATATATGATATTTATTCGATAATAATAGATGGTTGATCAGAACATTCTGCACAAATATCAGATCTTGTCCATTCTAGTGCAGAAGAAATCTTAGGGAACTGACAAGTAAAAATACACCGTACACCTTCAGCAATATCCATATGTTCTTTCTGAGTTCCATGTGCAGAACGAAGATCGATATAATGGATCCATGACCTTATAGAACCGGACATATAAAGTTTTGTTGGTACTGCGAGTGGCAATACAAACCTTGCACATTCTTTTGCCACACCAGCATTCAACATATCATCATACAGATCCATAACATCTGCAAATACATGTTTCATACGACGTTCAAAACTTCTCTTTAGTTCTGGATCAAGATCATCTGTAGAGTTTTGACGATTCTTTAAATCTTGGCGACGAAGTTCAGGAACAGGAATTTCTTCAGTTAGAAGATTAGTATCAGCATATCGTTGTGAAAATTCCTGATATGTGAATGATCTGTGTCGAAGTATTTGAGCTGCTAGACCACGAGTAGTATTAATCTCTACAGTCATAAATGCCTGCTCAAAAATTGACCAGTGCTGATGCTTGATACAATATTTAATTAGTCCTTCGATATTTGAGTTTTCTTGATTATTCGGATTACTTACACGAGCACAGTAAGCAATATGCTTCTCAGCATCTGGTGTTACACTGATTAGTTTAACTGAATTTGTCATACTAGTTCTAAGTTCAATCGGATTCTTCAAAAATTTCATCGTAGTCTTCTACTGGAAGATAAGTTTCTTCATACTCTACATTTACGTTAGAGTGAACTTCACTTTTAAGTTCTTCCAATACTTGTTCAAGTTTATATATTATTCTTATTAAGTTTTCTTTATCCATATTTTTGTCATTGGATATTCATATTGTACACAAAAAAAAGGAGGATGTCAATCCTCCTTTTTAATCAAGCAACTTGTGGTTGCTTTGCCATATTAATTTGTGCAATGTACAGAAGTTTTTCTTTCTTTGCTTTGGTTTTTAAATATCGAACGAAGTAAGTATTCATTCCACATTACCTCCCTTTGACTTTTCCATAGAGAATTTATTTCCGTTTTCATCTACCCAGAACATTGATCCGCGATAGATTTCTACATGAGGTTCTCTTTTGAAAGTTTGATTTGGGCGATCATTGGTGTCATATTCAACACCACGATATACGACTTTTGACATTAGGGTTCTCCTTAGTTTTTTAGGTTAAAGAGCGTTCCTTCAGTCGGCTTTTGCGTCTACTTTGCACTCTTTTGGAGAGATTTGTTTAACCTCCCAAATGAGATCGTTACGAGTTTGCTTTGGCATCTCTGCCTTATAAACTCGGTTGGCAATCAGTTGTGCCTGCAAGCAGGTTAGAATGAGTGCTTCCATAGATGAACGATCCGTTCCGAGTCGGCTTACTTCCGTTCGCTATTTGCGAATAGCGAATGAACGATAGAGATATTATAATCTCGTTATCGTATATAGTCAATAAAGTTTGTAACTTTTGTTACAATTTAGTCTCTTTGTCTCCAGTCGTCTGGTTTATCACCAGAAAAGAAATCAATTATATCGTCTACTGTATTAAATCCTGTTCTATGATTTGAAGGATCTGGATCTCCAAGATCCAGTTGATTCATAAAATCATCCAAGTCACCTTGTTGCATATCTGGGTTTGCCGCACGGCGTCTTGCTTGCCTTAAAATTGTCGCTGCAGATCTATTTGCTTTCGCCAATTTTTCCGCCCAAATCATATCACTCAATTCTACAGGTTCTGACTTCACAATACTTTCACAGATTGCTTCAAGACGTAAACGATATTGTGTAGAAAGCATATATTTCTCCAGATATAGTGTATTTAGTTTAACGTTCAATATAACTTAGAGTATGGTTTTGAGCAAAAAGTTGTTCAATGATCATATCGCATCCAATCTTTGGATTACAATCTCCACAAGTATAAACATCTACTGCTGCTTTTCCTTCTTCTGGCCATGTATGAATACTAATATGACTTTCTGAAAGTAAACAAATTACAGTGACTCCTTGCGGTTCAAACTTTTTAGAGATAGTTTGTACTACGGTAGCACCACTCGCTATTGCTGATCTTTCCAGCAAATCTATAAGGCAACGTTCATCGTCTAAAAGGACGAATGAGCACCCATACAAATTGAGTAAGTAATGCTTTCCCACTTATCCTTCGTCTCCAAACTTTTCAAGTAGTGTTGAAATAATTTTTTCATCACCATCCATTGTCTTCACTGTATAAATTGAAGACTTCTTATATTTTTTTATTTTTTTATATTCTTTAATTAGTCTATTAAGTTCTCGATCATTTAAAACCGCTTTAATAGAACTTTTTTCTTTTCCAAATCCTTCTGTCATCGTTTTTTCTTTCCTTCAGGTATTTTGTATCCCCATAGTTTTGGGTTGACTCTTCCATATCCCCAGTCAATTTTAGTAATTGAATTAGGTCCAAATTTGTCGTAGTACATATCAAATATACTTACTTTTTTTCCTCTGCAAACATCAACTTTCAATTCATTTTCATAATAATAATAAACATTATAAGCATCTGAAGGAAGTGATGGATTTTTAATTATAGCATCTGTTGCATCTATATGAAGCAATTCGCAACCATACTTAGGAGGAATATTCTTTTTCTCTTCTGTTGTCCACATATATTTTCCTCCTATTAGAGAATCATGAACGTCCTCCCCAGATAATATCCGGATAAGATTCTTTTACATTATCAATAGATACTTTATATGTATCAGTTAGTCTTTTATCTTTTACTAGAACTAATAGTTCTGCTTCTTTTGGATGAAGTCCTTCAAGAATATTAATGAACATTAATTCCCTTCTGATTGAAGATAGAGAATCATTACCACCCTTTACAAAGTTAAAGAACTTTGCATATTCATTTCTGATAGAAGTTTTTTGAGTTCTAATATCTTCTTCTGTACCGTTATATGAAATAGTATCTTTCTTATTCATATTAGCAATCTTATCAGAAAGAGTTCCTGAATTGGAAGCATCTTGTTTTAGATTACCATAAGGAACTTCTCCTGATGGAAGCATACTAATAAGTGAATCATCAAAGTTCCAGATAAGAATGGTTTTTAATGCATCATTCTCATACTTTTTGAGTAGTTCAATTTTTTTAGAATTTGATCTTTGAGAAGATATTAATTCTAAAATTTCGTAGATAAAACAATTTCTATCTAAATCAGGAGTCTTCGTCGATTTCTTCGTCGTACTCTTCGTCGGTGTTTGTGTCATCGTAATTTTCAAAACGTACTGCTAAAATTTCGTCAGGAATAATATTCCCATTTTCATCAAGCATTTCTGGATGGAGATATGAGTTAAGATCTCTTTTGCTTAGATAATCTTTTACCAACCATCCAATTATAGATCCTACGAAGAAAAACATTATAGAAATTAATGTTCCTAAAGTTAAAGCTACTGCTAGCATGAGCGTTCTCCTTTGAGTGTTTTTGCATCGTTTTCTCTACTAACATTTCAATGTTTATATAAAAAGATCTGTTTAAAATTTTTAAAACCTTTTTACATTGAAATGTTTTCTTCTTAGATGGTTTCCTCCCTGCTTGCAACATTAACTCTAAACCTCGATCTATATTTAGATCTTCTTTTTTATTTAGATGTCTTTTTTTTCCTTCCTGGTCTTTTGTCATGATTGTATTTCCACGCATCCTCTAAAATACCATAAAGGTAATTTCTAATTTTTCTTGCTTGAGGTTTTGGAATATGCCCATAACCCTCACGAAGTTGCTTATGTATTTCATCAGATCCACCTTCAAGATAATCGTCAAGATCCATAACTAAACTGTTGATTTCACTTGCTGTAGAACTTTCAATAAATTGTTCAACGTCTACTCTTCTAGTTCCTCGGACTTTCAAATAGTCATAAAATTTTAACACAAATTGTCCTTTAAAGGCATAATCAATTGCCTTCTCAACGTCAAAACAAACTTCGTGGAGATTATTATCCATTAAACTAATTTTTGCTCCTTTAGATAGTGAACTGTATCGGTGCATCCACCTAGATGGGTTTGGTCATTTAAAATAACTTGAGGGAAGGTAGAACCTTGTCCAAATTCAGAATAAAACTCTTCTCTAGTAAAATTAGTATTTAATTTGTAGACTACATGTTGTAGGTTTGCTAATTCTAGCACCTCTTGAATTCTGCTGCAATATGGGCAACCATCTTTTGAATAAACTGTAAATTTCATAAGTTCAAAAAAGTAATGTTTTTTACTATATATTAACTTGCATTATTTCTACGTCTCCCATAGGCATATAAATCTGGTTTTGTTTGTTCTCCAGATGTCCACTCAAGAATCTTTTTTTTATTTTCTTCAGAAAAGAACTCTTGATTCTTATACCACTCTTGCCATGGTAAATGAGACTTAGATTGGTTACAAGATCTACAACAACAAATAACATTTGTTGTAAAGTCGCTTCCCCCTTTAGATTGTGGGATTACATGATCTATTGTTAGTTCTTGATCAGATCCGCAATAAGCACATTTATAATCCCATTTTTCTCGTATCGTTTGCCTCCACAATCGTCTCGCTTCTGAAGATGTACATGTGTGTAAATTGTACAGATATTCTTGCTGAGAGTTGTAAAGAACCATAGAGGAAAGACAACTTAAAATTATTTAGATGTTTACTGGTTCTCCCATTCCTTCGGGTAACCATACTTGTTGTTGAAGTTCTACATGAGGTAGTTTTTCTTTTGCTGCTGGTAAACCCTGCTGTCCTGGAAGTTGTTTATCTTGTGTAGATGTTACTGTAATTACTTGATCCATAATAAACTTTTGTTTTCTATATGTTCTTTTGTCTGGATCAAATCCAATCAACATCAATGCATCATTTTCTTCTCCACAGTGAGCAATTATTCTACCAGTGGTTTTGTCTAGCACAACCCAATAATCATACATTTTTTTTCTTCTTTGGTGGTTTAGATGGTCTATAAATTTGAGGCCAAGTATCTCTAATAATCTCAGCAAGTTTGTAAGGTGTCTCTGAACTGATCATTAAAAAAGGGAGGTTTCCCTCCCAGTATATCATAAAGCATTGCCTTTGATCAACAATTTAAATTAATACTGTATTGTTATTTCTATTTAACGTGATGTCCTCCAAACATATAACGCATACCGTTTAGAACCTTGGACGCGAAAGCTCCAAGACCGCGTGAATTAAATCTTTCATAGAGCGCAGTGGTGATGACAGGAGCGGGTATCCCCAAATCCACAGCGGCAGTAACCGTCCAACGACCCTCACCGCTATCGGATACACCTCCAGAGAAGTGTTTAAGGTCTGGATCGCGGCGAAGCACATCAGCAGTAAGATCAAGTAACCAAGAACCAACAACGCTACCACGACGCCACAACTCAGCCACCTCAGCAACATCAATATCATAACAATAGGATTCAGGGTCTGCCATTGGGGCAACCTCTGCATCTCCTTCTCTAACGTACTTGGAACCTGCATTGGCATTTTTAATAATATTAAATCCTTCAGCGTATGCCTGCATCATACCATATTCAATACCATTATGCACCATCTTTACAAAGTGTCCTGCACCTGGACCACCACAATGCAACCACCCATATTCAGCAGATGTTACGTCTGAGTTAAATTCAGTCCTGGGGGCAGCGTCAATTCCTGGGGAGAGGGCATTAAAAATACTTTTACAAGTGGCGACTGCAGTATCTCCACCTCCAACCATAAGACAGTATCCACGATCCAGACCATAAACACCACCGCTAGTGCCACAATCAATATATTGGATACCCAACTTTGCCAAACGTTCTGCTCTTTTCCTACTGTCTTTAAAATTGCTATTGCCATGATCAATAATAATATCTCCTTCACTACAATATCGTAATAATTCATTAATTGTCTCCTCTACGGTTTCTGCTGGCACAACCATTTGAAAAATTCCTGGTTGATTACCACCGTTTATTTTTTGTTTAACTATTTTAACAAGGTTTTCGATGGTAGTTGCAACTCCATCTACATATCCTTTCTCATATGCTTCACTTGCCTTCTCATAATTCCTACGATAACCCCAGACTTCTATTCCTGCCTTCATCATACGACG